AAGGACGACCCCGCCGAGCAAGTCAAGTTCCTCCGGCTGCATCTCGGAGTCAGGACCCGGCTCGACGCGAGCTACATCGAGCTTCCGGTGTGGGACCGCAACGCTGGCATGGTCGACGAGCGCCAGCTGACCGGACGCGAGGCCTACGGCGGACTCGACCTCGCCTCCACCTCCGACATCTGTGCGCTCGCCTGGGACTTCCCCGACGAGGACGGCGGACACGATGTCATCTGGCGGCTGTGGGTCCCCGAACGGGCAGCCGAGAGACTACGCCGCCGAACCGCCGGGCTCGCCGAAGTCTGGCAGGACCACGGCTATCTGACCGTCACCCCCGGCGATGTCGCCGACTACGGCTACATCCGCCAACAGATCAACGACGACCGGGAGGCATTCGATGTGCGGGAGGTTGCCTACGACCCGTGGAATAGCTCGCAGCTGGTCAACGACCTCGTGTCGGATGAGGCCCCGATGGTCAAGCTGCGGCAGGGCTACGCCTCCATGTCGGCCCCGACCAAGGCCCTGCTCCACACCTTGCTCGACGGCTCCCCGAGCTCGCCGCGCTACCGCCACGGCGGCAACCCCGTCCTCCGCTGGATGGTCGACAACCTGCGGGTCGCCCAAGACCCGGCAGGAAACGTGAAGCCGGACAAGGGCAAGAGCATGGAGAAGATCGACGGCGTAGTGGCCGGGATCATGGCCCTCGACCGCGCCATCAACCGGCCCGAGAAGCGGGTCTCCGCGTACGAGGCCCACGGGGTCGAGGTGATCTGACGTGGCCCTGTTCGACCGCTGGCGACGCACCGAAGCCACCGCCCCGGCCTGGGAGCCCCCCGACTACTTCGCCGCCTACGAGCTCTCCCTGCGCGAGCGTGCCCGCATCCTCGACATGACCGAGGTGGACCTGTGGGAGTCGCAGCCCTACCTCCGAACCGTGGTCACCTTCCTCGCCCGCAATATCGCTCAGCTGGGGCTGCACGTCCATCGGCGGGTCACCGAACAGGATCGGCCCCGTGTCCAGTCGGGGCCGCTGGTGGACGTGCTCAAACGTCCGAACGACGCGACCACGAGCTACGAGCTCGTCTACGGCCTGATCGCCGACCTCGCCCTGTTCGACAAGGCTCACTGGCTGCTCGACGTTCCCGGCTCCCGGATCGTGCGGCTGCCGCCGCTGTGGGTCCAAGCCACCGGAGGGGACGCCCTCACCCCGACCACCTACGTCGTCCGCTCCGACGACCGGGGCCACACCGTCCACATCCCGGCGAGCGCGGTCGTCACCTTCGACGGCTGGCATCCCCTGTCGCTGCAAGAGGGCGCGACCGCCGTCCACGCCCTCCGGGAAATCCTCGCCGAGCAGGTCCAAGCCTCCGAGTACCGGCTGCAAGTCTGGAAGCGCGGCGGACGCCACACCGCCGTCCTCAGCCGCCCAGCCGACGCCCCCGAGTGGTCCGACGCGGCTCGGGCACAGTTCAAGGCTGACTGGTACGCCAAGTTCAGCGGCGAGGGACCGGAGGCCGGGGGGACGCCGATCCTCGAAGACGGCATGACCCTCAACCGCAACGACTTTTCCGCCCACGAGCAACAGTTCGTGGAGGGAGCACGGCTCGCCCTCAACACCGTCGCGTCGGTCTACCACATCAACCCGACAATGATCGGCCTGCTCGACAACGCGAACTACTCGAACGTCCGGGAGTTCCGCAAGATGCTCTACGGCGACACCCTCGGTCCGGTGATCGCCCAGGTGGAGGACCGGATCAACTCGTTCGTAGTCCCCCGGTTCTCCACCGACCCCGACGAGTATGTCGAGTTCAACCTTGAGGAAAAGCTGCAAGGCAACTTCGAGGAACAGATCACCGCCTTACAGTCCGCCGTAGGCCGACCTTGGCTGACCGCCGACGAGGCCAGGGGACGCCTGAACATGGCGAGCCTCGGCGGCGACGCCGAACAGCTGGTCACGCCGCTCAACGTCGTCGTCGGAGGGCTCGCCAGCCCGCGCGACACTGCCCCACCGCCGACCCCTCCATCGGCCCTCACAGGGCCACCTAGCGCGTCGGCGGCGCTGCCGCAGATCAAGGCCCGAGCGGAGGGGACCTACGAGGCCCAAGCCGCCGCCATCATGGGCCGCTACTTCCGGCATCAGGGCCAGGCCATCAGGTCCCGGCTCGGCCACGATTTCAACCTCGCCGGGGCCTGGGACGACGAGCGGTGGGACAAGGCGCTCACCGGAGAAGTGCTGCGGATCGCGCTGCTCGTCACGCCGGTCGTCGGACGCCGAGTCGCCAAGGCGCTCGGGTTCGACGAGGACGCCTACGACCTCGCCCGCGTCGAGCCCTTCCTCGCCTCGGTCGCCGACCGGATCGCTGGCTCGGTGAACAAGGTCACCCGCGCCCAGCTGGTCAAGGCGACCGGCCCGTCCGAGACCGACCCCGCCGCCCAGGTCAACCGGGTCTTCGAGGTCGCCGAGCACTCCCGGTCGTCGCAGATCGCCACGACCCACGTCACCCTGTTCTCCGGGATCGCCGCCGTCACGGCTGGTCAACAGCTGCTCGGCGGCGAGGCGACGAAGACCTGGCGCACCACCTCGCCCGACCCGCGCCCGTCCTGCCGGATGGTCAACGGCGAGACCGTGCCGATCGGTGGACGGTTCTCCAACGGTGCGGCCTGGCCCGCAGACGGCGGGCTCAACGTGGACGAGAAGGCCGGTTGCCGCTGTGAGCTAACGGTCAACCGGCCCTAGCGCGGGGCTGCCCGCCTCTCCCGCCGGTCGCAGCACATTGCCCACGGCCCCGGCGGCGTAGGGAATCCGCCGTTCGATCCGCCAGTCTGCGACTCCCCCGCCAGGGGACCGTACACGGCAGAGCCCCCAGGGTCTAGGGGGACTCGCCGGGTGCGTCAGCACCGGGTCAGGAACTCGTCGTACAGGTCGTGGCTGTCCACGCCGGGGACCTCCGCGCCGTAGCCCTGCTTGAAAGCCTCGTACCCCGCCTCGGGGGTCAGGGCCTCCACCGCCAGACAAGTGTCGTCCAGCTGCTTCGGGGACATCCCAGCGATGACCGTATCGACCATCGCCTCGGTCAGGTCGTCGGAGTTCATCGCCTGGTTGCCGGATGCCGCCTGGGGCTCGGGCTTGGACGCCCGCTCGTGGCTGGCCGGGGCAGTGTCGTCGCTGGCCGGGACCTGGCCGCAGGCCGCAAGCCCCAGCAGGGCTGCGGCTGCCGCCGCCATAGCAAATCGCTTCATGTGTTCACCTCCCTCCGGTGTGTCGTCGCCGCCGTCACGCCCAATCCCTCGGGTCAACCCAGCCGGGCTGCAAGGTGTCGCACCACTCCGAGTGGGGTTCTTTCCAGTCGCACCCGCACCAGGGGCAGTGGTCGCCGTCCATGCCGTAAGGCGTGCCGTCGTTCATGTCGTCCTTTCGTGGAGTGGCTCGCGTCCCTTCGGGCTGGTCTCTCGTTCCAGCTGGCCTCCCCGCCGCAAATGGCACTTCACAGGCTTTTACGTAGTTCCCCTCAGGGACGCTCGCCGCTCTCTAGTTATCTTCGACATCTTCGTGATGTCTAAGTAAGACTCTACAGCCCCGGACAACCCGAGGCAAATCCGACGCGAGTGATCCGCACCACACCCCCCCCGGAGGAATCCGATGCTGACCAAAACGAGCCCGGTCAAGATCAAGGCCGGGGAAGACGACGGCCTGGCCGCTGGCGAGTTCGAGGCGCTGGTCTCGGTCTTCGGCAACGTCGACAGCGACGGCGACCGGGTGGTCAAGGGCGCGTTCGAGAAGTCGCTCGCCGAGTGGGGCGAGCGCGGCGATCCCATCCCCGTCATCTGGACCCACGACCACACCGACCCGTTCGCCCACATCGGGGAGGTGTCCGACGCCAAAGAGACCGACGACGGCCTGCTCATCAAGGGCACGCTCGACATCGACGACGAGGCCGACAACCGCACCGCGCGGCAGGTCTACCGGCTGCTCAAGCGACGCCGCGTCACCAACTGGTCCTACGCCTACGACGAGGTAGAGACCGCCCCCACCGACGACGCGAACGAGTTGCGCGAGCTCAAGCTCCACGAGGTCGGCCCGACCCTCGTCGGCTCCAACCGGGAGACCGACCTGCTCAGCATCAAGCGGCGCAAGGACGACGACGACAAGGGCGAGACCGTCTCGGACAAACCCTGGTCCGACTTCACCAACGCCGACTACTCCGACGACCAGTACGCCCGCGCCTGCGTCCTCGACCGAGGACCGGACGCCGGGACCGCCAAACAGCGGTACTCCCTCCCCGTGCGCGAGCCGGATGGCACCCTCAACCGGGGCGGCGTCCACGCCGCAGCGAGCGCACTCGGCGGTGCCAGGACAGAACTCGACGCCACCGACGAGCAGAAAGCCGCCGCCGCCCGCAAGCTGCGCGGCCTCTACTCCACCCTCGGGGAGGACCCGCCCGAAGGGCTCGGCAAGACCGACGACGGTGTGGAGGCCGAGCTCGTCGGCCCGGCAGGCGAACTCAACGCCCTGCTCGACGCCCATCCGCCGCTCGTACAGCTGCTCCGGGGCTGGCTCGCCCGCGACGACGGCAAGGCGTCCGACGTGCTCGCCAAGACCGGGCGGGTGCTGTCCGCCAAGAACGAGGGCGACCTGCGGAAGGCCGCAGACCTCATCAACGGCGTGCTCTCCCAGCTGGGCAAGCCGGACGACCCCAAGAACACCCAGGACGACCGCAAGAACGAAGACCCCACCGGCAAGTTCGATGACGACGGCCTGGCGATGCAACTCCACCTAGCGAAGCTGAAAGGAGCATCGCTGTGACCGTAACGCTGCAAGAGCAACGCGCCACCGTCATCAAGGAAGCTGAGGCCGTCGTCTCGGCTGCGAAGGCGGCAGACCGGGCGCTGACCGCCGACGAGTCCGAACAGGTAACCAAGGCGCTCGCCGATGTCGAGGGAATCGACGCCAAGATCAAGTCGGGGACCCTCGTCGACAAGGTGCTCGCCCTGGGCACCGGCAAGGCCGAGGACGACGACGCCGCCGACAGCCTCGGTGCCCACTTCATGAAGCACGCCGGGGCGAAGCTCGCCGACATCCGGGGCATCAAGAACGCCTCGGTCGCCGCGCCCGAGTTCATCCCAAGCAAGGCCTCCGTCACCACGGGCGGCACCGCAGGCGTCTTCGGGAACATCCTCACCGAGTTCGACCGGACCATCGTCCGGGGCTACCGGGAGCAACCCGTCGTAGCCGACCTGCTCGCGTCCGGCACCATCGCCGGGCAGGCGATCCAATACTTCGTCGAGGGTGCCGTCACCGGCCAGCCGGGGATGGTCGCTGAGGGCGCGGCGAAGCCCGAGTTCACTGTGGCCCTCCCGACCACGGTGACCGACTCGCTGCGGAAGATCGCCGGTTGGTTCACGACCACCGACGAGATGACCGAGGACCTGCCGTTCATGGTCTCGGAAATCAACAACCGCCTGCTCTACCGGCTCGCAATGGTCGAGGAACAACAGCTGCTCAACGGCGCGGGTACGGGTCAGAACCTCCAAGGCGTCCTGCTGCGGTCGGGTATCCAGACCGAGACCCAGGCCGTCGCACCCGACACCGGCCCCGAAGCCCTGTTCCGGGCCATGACGAAGATTCAGACCGCTACCGGCTTCGCCGCTGACGGCCTCGTGATCCACCCGAGCGACTATCAGTCGATCCGGCTGAGCAAGGACGCCAACGGTCAATACTTCGGCGGCGGCTTTTTCACCGGGCCATACGGCCAGGGCGGCATCATGCAGAACCCGCCGATTTGGGGGCTGCGCACCGTCGTTTCCACGGCGGTCGCAGCGAAGACAGCTGTCGTCGGCGCATGGCGTCAGGGCGGCACCGTCTACCGGAAGGGCGGCGTGCGGGTGGAGAGCACGAACACCCACTCGGACAACTTCACGTCCAACCTCGTGACCGTGCGAGCGGAGGAACGGATTGGCCTCGCCGTCCGCGTGCCCGCCGCCTTCGTCAAGGTCACCCTGCTGTAACCGACCGGGGGCCGACCTCGTACCACCGTCCGAGGTCGGCCCTCGCCGATAGAGAGAGGCCCGACATGGCCGAGACCACATCCGAGTACGAGGTCGAACGCGAGGGGATCACCTACACCTTCCTGCTCACGAAGGAAGACGCCGACCGGATCGGTGCGAAGCCGGTCAAGGACAAGTCCCGCACCTCAGCGAGCAAGACGACCGCCTCGAAGACGAAGTGACCACCGTCGACCAGGACACCGCGCAGGCGATCGTTCGCGCCTACTGCGGCTGGCACATCGCGCCCGAGCAGGCCGAGACGCTGATCGTGGACGGCTCCGGCTCCGACGTACAGCCGTTGCCGACGCTCCACATCGCCGAGCTCGCGTCCGTCATCGAGCGCGGCGTCGAGGTCGACATCACTGCCTACGAGTGGTCCGAAATCGGGCTGCTCATCCGCTACGACGGCCAGGTCTGGACAGACCGGGTGCGCGGCCTGCTCGTCAGCCTCACCCACGGCTACGAGGCCTGGCCGCTAGATGTCACAGCTGTCATCGGCGACCTGCTCGCCAGCGGGGACAGCAACGTCCAGTCCGCCCAGGTCGGCGGCGTCCAAGTCACCTACGCCACCGCCGACAGTCTGCTCGGCACCTCGCACCGGGCCGTCCTCGACCGCTACCGGCTGCCGCCACGGCCATGAACCTCCCGCCAGCCCTCGCCGCCGATACCGTCACCATCCTCCGCTCCACCTGGCGCAACGACGGCCACGGCAACCGGGTAGAAGACTGGTCGAACCCGACCACGACAGAGGTCGGCGGCTGCTCCGTGCAGCCCGGCGCGAGCGCCGAGAACCTGACCAACCGGGACGCCGTGCTCCACGAGTGGCGGGCCTGGCTCCCGGCTGACGCCGACATTCTGGCGACCGACCACGTAGAGGTCCCCTCCGGTGTGGTCTGCGAAGTCGTCGGCGAGCCGCAGCGGTGGGCCGGTCTCGGGCTCGACCACATCGAGGTCTACCTCACCCGCTGGGAGGGCTAGCCGTGATCGTCAAGTGGCATTACCCCGAGGGCGAGGAACTACTCAAGTCGCAGACCATCCGGACCACCGTCCACGTCGTCGCCGAGCGGATCGCCCACGCGGCAGGACCCGGCCACGTCGTCGTCGACACCGAGACGCCCGAGCGGGCTCGCTCCGTCGTCATCACCGCCACGGCTGAGGCGATGGTCAAAGAGGCCTACCACCGCAACCTCACCCGAGCCCTCGACGCCGGACGGTGGGCAGGATGACCGCCGAGCTCGTCGCCTTCCCCGACGTGGAGGCCGTGCTCGTCGCCTACCTGTCCTCCGAGCTCGCAGAGCACGGCTGGGGAGTCCCCGTGGCGACCCGCGTCCCCAACCCCCGGCCTGGCGCGTTCGTGCGCGTGATGGTCACTGGTGGCGCACAGCGGGACCTCATCACCGACAGGCCAACGGTCGTCGTCGAGTCATGGAACTACGACGAGAC